CGGGAAAGGCGGTCTGTGTCCGACGCGCTCAGAGAATCTGGATTCTCGGCCGCGCAGATTCGGCGCGCCATTGCTGCGCAGGACGAGCCGACAGCAGGCGACGTAGCGGCGGGGTGGCTGTCGGCGGCAATACTCGTCATAGCAGCTGTTGCAATGATTGCTCCAGATTTTTTTCAACAGCTTGTCGAGTTGCTGCCATGAGCACCGTTACCGCTGGCTACGGCGACCCCGTAACGTGGGGCGCACACACTGCGCCAGGCGATCCTCGGCGGGTTGAGCCAGAAGACGAAAAAATGACACTGCCCGCGCTGCTTCGCGACCTGAATCGGCAGCTTGCTTTGGCAGGAACAGCGCTTGCCGCAAAAGACGAGCGCGCATGCCGTCTGCAGCTCGGGCTAATGCTCTGCAGCCTGCGGATTGAGTTTGACATGGAGATTGACGCATGAACGCGGGGCAAGGAATCTACACGCCCGACAGGGCGACCTACATCGGCGGCAGCGACGTTGCCAGCATCCTCGGCGTGTCGCCTTGGAAATCTGCCTTTGCTTTGTACTTGGAAAAGACCGGCGCTTCCGTCGAAGAAGCGACGCCAACCGACAAGGCCAAGCTTTTCCGGCGCGGCAAGCGATGGGAACCAATCGTTGTTGAAATGCTCGTCGACGAACTGCGCGAGCGCGGACACGAGGTTGAGCTGGTCGCGCAAAACCAGCGCTACGCAGATCCAACGTTCCCGTTCCTGGCAGCAGAAATCGACCTTGAACTGCTGATCGACGGCGAGCCGACCAACGGCGAAGCCAAGACCGTCTCTCCGTTCGCTGCAAAGCTATGGGGCGAAGAAGAGACAGACGAAATCCCGATCTACTACGCCGCACAAGTGATGCACGGCTTGATGATCCGGCCGCGCCGCCGCGCGGTTGTGGCCGCGCTTACCGGGTTCGACGACCGGCCGCGTGTGCATTGGGTCGAGCGCGACGAAGAGACGATCGCCGGAATTCGTGAGCGAGAACTTGAATTCTGGCGCCGAGTACAGGACCGCGAGCCACCATCCCCCGAGACGGCAGAGGATGTGCGCTGGCTGTACGCGCGCGACGGCGGAGAAGTGATAGAGGCCGACGACGAGCTGCTGTCCTTGTGCCAGTCGCTGAAGGGCGCAAAGGCCGCCAACAAGGCCGGAGAGGCGCGTGCCGAATTCCTGGCCACGCAGATCAAAGTGCGCGTCAAGAGCGCAGCGACGGTGATCTACCAAGGACAGAAAATCGCAACATGGAAGAACAACGCAGCCGGCCAGAAAACCGACTGGAAGGCAGCGTATCTCGATCTGTCGCCGGCCGATGGACACATCAACAAATTCACAACAACGACAGTCGGCAACCGCCCGCTGTTGATCAAATAGGAGCCCGCGAAAATGACCACCTCCGCACTAAAAGCTGTTGCCACAGGGCAAGAGCAGCAGCAACGCCTTGCCGACATGAAGCCTCGCGAACAAATCGCCTACCTGCTAAAGCAGAAGTCTGGCGAGATTGCCAAGATGCTTCCGAAGCACCTGAACGCCGAACGCCTGCTGAAGGTCGCGCAGATCGCCGCAACGACGACGCCAGCGCTTGCGAAGTGCGACGTTGCCAGCCTTGTCGGCGCCATCGGCCAGTGCGCGCAAATGGGACTTGAGCCGAACACGGTTCTTGGCCACGCCTACCTTGTTCCGTTCAACACCAAGCGCAAGGACGCAAACGGCAATGAGCGGTGGGTGAACTCGGTTCAGGTGATCATTGGCTACAAAGGGGTGATCGACCTTGCGCGCCGATCCGGCCAGATCGTCAGCATTGCGGCGCACGAAGTCTGCGAGCACGACCGATTCGAACTGGTCTACGGCCTGGATGAAAAACTGAACCACACCCCGGCAATGGGCGATCGTGGCGAAGTCATCGGCTTCTATGCCGTGGCCAAGCTCAAGGACGGCGGCCATTGCTTCGAGTTCATGAGCCGGCATCAGGTCGAGACCATCCGCGACGGATCGCAGGGCTTTCAGCAGGCAGTGAAGTACAAAAAAGAGGCGGCTCACCCTTGGTCCGCGCACTTTGTCGAAATGGGACGCAAGACGGCGATTCGGAGGCTCGCAAAGTTCTTGCCGCTTTCCGTCGAATTCCAGACTGCTTCAGCCCTTGACAGCATGGCGGCTGCCGGCCAGGACCAGCATACAGACGCAATGGACGGCGACTACTCGATCTTGCCGGACGACGCACCGCGAGACGTCGACCAGGACACCGGAGAAATCCGCGAGGATCCACCTCATATCGAAGAGAAGCAGCCACAGACCGTTCAGCAGCAGATGCCGAAGGCAGAGCCAGTCACGCAAAGCGACTGGTCCGAAGAGGACGAGGCGAACGCCCGCGCCGCTGAGGTCGCCGAGCAGCAACAGCAACAGCCAGCGCCGCGCCAGCGCCGCGAGCGCGGTTCGATGGGGGTTGAGTGATGGAAATCGGGAAATGGGAGGGAATCCGCTTTATCCAGTCGAGCGCAGCAGCATGGTCTGCGGCATGGTCTGCTTTGCGTGCTCGCCAAACCGCCGGGGAAATAACGACAACGCTTCACGCCCCGCGAGTCAGGCCGACCACCGAAACGCGGCGCGGCGGCCGTAGTGGAACGGTCGCAGCCGCCAAACGCGAAGCACTCAAGGCCAAGCGCCGCAAGGCGCATCGAGCGCGCTGCCGGTAACGATCAATAGGACTCAGGTAGCGGACTGGAGTCCTGAAACATGGCGCATGTAGCCCTACCAATAACATAAGGATTTTGTGACATGAAAACAACTATTGAATGGATCGCCCCGAAGGAGAAAATACCTCCTTTTAACAAGCGAATCCTCGTGCTCCTTGGGGGGCAAGGTAGCACGGACTGGATGAAGACTTGGAACAAATACGCGATCGTCATGGATGCGATAATGACCAAGAAATCGCCAAACGATGAAGGCGGCGACGAAACCAGCGTCTACGAAGAGTTCGAGGAAGAAGACAACAAACTGGCCGAATTCGGCGAATATCAGTTCTTCGTGCATTCTTGGTACAGATTCAAATACGAAGGTGCCGGCGAGGGTGATGATTCCGACTGGTTTTCTGATGCGATTTTGAGATGGGCCGACATGCCTGACTTCAGCGAGGCTATCGCTGCCGGCAATGGGGCCGCAGAATGAAAATCTCGGCAATCACCGCAAAGAACTTTATCGGCGCCAGAGACGTCGACTTGAAACTCTCGCGCCCCGTGCTGTTGATCTGCGGGAAAAACCACAGCGGCAAATCAAGCATCGCACAAGCCGTGCGCATGGCGCTTACCGGCGAGCCGTCGCGAGTCGTTCTAAAGAAGGAGTACAAGCAGCTCGTCTCGGACGATGCCGAGGTCGGCTACGCCGTTGTAGAGCACGACGGCGGGCAGTCCGCTATCACCATTCCCAACGGCTCCCACGAGCAGGCCGGAAGCCGCCGCCCGTCCGAACTGCTGCCGTTCGTTCTCGATGCGCAGCGGTTCGCGAGCCTCGACGCCAACGAGCGCCGGAAGCTTCTGTTCGCGCTGACGGGGATATCGATCGGCGGGCCGGAGGTTGTCAGCCGCATGCTTGAGCGTGGCTGCGACCCCGCCAAGGTCGACATCATCGCCCCGCATTTACGCGCCGGCAGCGACGCAGCTCACAAAGAGGCACAGGCCAAGGCGCGCGACGCCAAGGCCGCCTGGCGAGCGGTCACCGGCGAGACATACGGCGGCGTCAAGGCCGCAATCTGGCGGGCAAATGCGCCAGCGCCAGCCGGCGCCAACAAGCTTCCTGAAACACGTGACGCACTGTCACGCCTTGACCAGCAGATCGAAGCCAACACTGGCACGCTTGGCGACATGACCGGGCGCGCAAAGCGCGCGGCAGAGCAGTCCAGAAAGCTCTCTGAGCTGCGCGAGAAGGCCGGAAAATACGCGCGCATCGCCGACAAGCTTGCGCGCGACGAAGCAGAGCTGAAGCAGTGGGAAGAAAAGCACGCAGAGGCGAGCCGATGCGCCGGCCCGCGCCTGCCGGATGAGCCAACCTACGACTGCCCGAACTGCGGAACAGTGCTGCGGCACTCGCACGCAAACGGCGCCCTTGTCGAATTCACGCCGCCCCCACCAGTCGATCACGAAGCCGCCGGGAATCTGCGCGAATACAAGCAAGCCGCCGACCTTATGCGCCGATCCGTCGAGAACGGAAAGCGCGACATGGGCGCCGCAGACGCCGCCGCAAAGACACTCGCCGAGATCGAAGACGCCGGACTCGCCGAAGCTCCGAACACCGGCGAACTGGACACGCTGAAGGCGGCAACCGACGATCTGAAGCAGCAGCGCTCCGATCTGCAGAAAGCCATTCGTGAGCTTGAGGACTCGGAGCGCGCAGCGCAGCAGGCCGACAATCGCACCGCCGACGCCGCGAAGCACCACGGCGACGTGCAGCAATGGGAAACGATCGCCGCTGCCCTCGCGCCGGACGGGATCCCTGGCCAAATGCTCGGAGAGGCGCTTGGTCCGGCGAATGGCCGGCTGGTCGATTCCGCGTTCTCGACCGGTTGGATGAATGTCGCTATCACGTCAGACATGGACATCACCGCAGACGGCCGCGCGTATGCCCTCCTCTCAGAGTCCGAGCGGTGGCGCGTCGACGCCATGATCGCCGAGACGATCGCGCATCTGTCCGGCGAAAAGCTGCTCGTTCTCGACCGCGTCGACATGCTCGACATTGAGGGTCGCGAGGACTTGCTGTTCTGGCTGGACGAATTGGCCTCATCAGGGCAGATCGCAACCGCGCTGCTTTTCGCGACGCTGAAGGCACTGCCGGCGAATCTGCCAGACAACATTGAGGCGGTCTGGATCGAGAACGGGCGGGCGACAACCGCCGGAAAGATCAAGGCCGCCTAACCTCACACAACAAGGAAAAAGAAAAATGGCATCAGTCAACCGGGTTATTTTGGTCGGCAATCTTGGCGCCGATCCTGATCAGCGTTTTCTGCCCAACGGCGACGCCGTGTGCAATATCAAGATCGCAACAAGCGAGCAATGGAAGGACAAAGGAACGGGGGAGAAGAAAGAGGCGACCGAGTGGCATCGCGTCGTGTTCTTCCGACGCCTCGCTGAAATCGCCGGCCAGTATCTGACCAAGGGATCATCGGTCTATGTCGAAGGCAGCCTGAAGACCCGCAAATGGCAGGACAAGGACGGCAGCGACCGCTACACGACCGAGATCATCGGTAGCGAAATGAAGATGCTCGGCGGCAAAGGCGATGGCGAGCAGCGGCAGGCGCCACAAGCTGAACGGCAGAAGGCTCAGGCTCAGAGCGCGGCAGCAAAGAAAAAGCCGACGTTCGATGACATGGACGACGACATCCCTTTCTGACCACAGAAAACAAGGACGAACAATGGAACAAAAAACCCAACAAAACGGCGCCCGCGCGAAGATTCTACGCGCGCTGGCCAACGCAGATTGTGGCCTGACAACAGCGGAGCTTGCAGAATCTGCAGGGCTCACCGCCGGCCAGGTGCGCGACAACGCCGGAGTGGCAAAAAAGCGCTCGCGAAGGAACCAATCCCTGCGGACGTTTTTTTCATGGGCGCAAATATAGGCGAGTGGCAAGATGGGCGGATTGTTGGCGACTTGTCCGCAATGCAGAATGACGGCCATGATCCGCCCCAACTTTAGGAGAATGGAATGACAATCATGAACGAACTGCACGCGGTCGGGCTAAACCCGTTCGGCGTTCAGTTGGTGGCAGAATCTATGCTCAAATCCGGCCTTGCGCCGATCAGCCTTGGAGGTCCGGTTACGTTTTTCTTCCCGGTGCATCGCAAAGATTGTGAGGGGTGGTCTGGCGTCAAGATCACCCTTGAGGCGGTCAGGGCGGAAGCGTCCGCCAAGCTTTTTGAGGGGTGATCGATGTTCCCTGATGACGACGTAACGCGCTTCTTTGCATGGTGGGAAGCGACCGGAGGAGGCAATGTATCCCTCCGCTGCGCAGTCGAGCAAGCATGGATTGCCTCAGCAAGAAGAGAGCGCATGGCGTGCGTAGCAATCTGCCAGGAAGCCGCCGCGCGATACCCGACAGACGTATTTCCGGAGCATGGCAAGTCGCTTGACTGCAAGTCGGCGAAGATGGCGCGGCTTACGGCTGCGAACATCGAGCGGGAAATTATGGATCGTGGTCCGAGTATCGCGAAAAAGAGCGTCGAGCAGGCGCAATGACCAACGGAGCTAACGCGCAGCAATCCTGTGATCAGCGCCGGCCTCCCCACCAACAACGGAGGATTGAGAAATGATTTTTAGCCCGGCAACAGCAACAACATCGAGTAACGCGCCCACCCTCACTATGGCGGACATTCATCTCGGCGTTGAGAAGCTGAGCGAGCTTTTCGGCAAAGACCGGAGCAACTATGCGCCATGCAACATTTCCGGGCCGCTTGGCGGTATTGAAGTGCGGGAGTCGATTAACGCCTGCCAAACGAAGCCGGCCAGGGCGCACAAGCGACGGCGCAACCAGACCAACAGATACCACGCCAGGATTCAAAAGAAGTGGAACAAACGATTTGGCATGGTGAAAAAGCCGGCTGCGTTCATGATCGACACGTCGATGTTGCTCCTGCCGTTTTCCGTGGATCGGCTAAGAAGGATGCTTGTAGCGCACCCGTCGCTTGTTGAGAAAATCAGGAGCATGCATGGAGGATTGAGATATGAGCAACACAAGGCGCCGTAAGCGCCATCAAATGCGCCTTGGCGAAGCTCTCGAAGACCACATGCACAAAGACGGCATGGTACGCGACGGAACACCGCAGCATACAAGCTCCGGCTGCGAGCATCACGGATCGTGCGCGTGGTGTCGCGGGAATCGTACATTTTCAAACAGGAGAAGGGTCGAGAAATGAGCGGCAAAGTTAAGTGCGACACGCACCGGTGCGGATGGCAAGGAACGACAGACGAATTGCTGACGGCTCCGCACCCATTTATGCCAAATGAGCACAATCATATAGACGGCTGCCCGAAGTGCCGTCAATGCGGCACGATCATCCCTGTGTGCGACGAGCCAGGATGCTGGAATCACGCCTCGTGCGGGGCGCCGACGCCAGCCGGGTACAGGAGCACTTGCGGCAACCACATACCGAGGATTGAGAAATGAGCTTTGACGAACAGCCAGACGGCGACATTCACGGCGAGTGCGCTGCGGAGTCTGAACCGCATGAGTTGAGCACCTTTGAAAAGTGGTGGGTCATGCTTTCAAAGGTGCCATACATGAGCAAGCGAGAGATTGCAGAGCGGGCATTTTGCGCAGGCCAAAGCGCACGGCAAGACCAGCTCGACGCCTGCCGCCCGTACCTGAAGGAAGGCGAGACGGCAGCGGATGCGTTGGCGCGGCTTTCTGCGGCGGACGAATGGCGGCCTATCGCTACTGCGCCGGCGCATGGAGTGCGGGTTCTTGCCACATGGGATAACACATGGAGCAAAGGGGGGGAGCATATTGAAGTGTGCGAGGCAGGAGAGCGCGGAGAGTGGTTCTACAGCTTCGACTGCGACGCGCCGGCAACCGAGCCGACACACTGGATGCCGCTGCCTGCCGCGCCAACAACAACTGAGGATTGAGATATGAGCTTTGACGAACAGCCAGACGGCGACATTCACGGCGAGTGCGCTGCGGAAATTCACAGGCTTGAGCAGGAGCTGCGCGAGAAGTCAGAAGAGTTAGCTCGCTGCGATAGCGATATTCTGCGCTGGCGCACGTCTTATGAGCATTCTTGTACGCAGAACGTCCACCTCTGCGAAAAGATTGACGATTGCCGCCCGTACCTGAAGGAAGGCGAGACGGTGGCGGATGCGATGGCGCGCCTTGAGCGCTCGGGAAGCTTCTACCGCCGCCGATGCGAAGCGCTACAG